CCAGCTAACCGTCCTTCCTCCTACTGAATCTTGAACAAAATAAAAAGCCAATAATTGTCCTGGAGTTATGCCTGCTATGGTTGACGACGTTATATTCCCCGCAAGCGTCATCTGAAATCCATTTGATGATGCAGCATTAAATGCAGGAGTGGGAGAATATGCAACCGAAATGATTTGCGTTCCTAAATCAGACTCCGTCAGGAGATTAGAAAGGACGGCAGCCAATACATCCACATCGGCATCACTAGTGCTGTACTCGCCTGGTTTATTCGCCATCATCTTTCCGAAAGCAGAACAGAACGTACTCCATTGGTGGAATCCCTTATTACCAAGTGGAGCAGGAAGAGGAGTATTGTCTACCGCGCCCCCTGTGCGCTGCGAATCGGCAAGATACTGCGCGTCAGTTTCCTGATTTGTTTCGTTCGGATTCCATACAAGAAAATTAGTTGTTCCTGGCATGTTTTATCCCGCCCATTTGCCGATATTCCAACCGGCAATATATGTTGTGTTTGTTTCCGAGAATCCAAAGATGGGGAGATTCCCAAACTCGTAATTGTAAAGGACTCCTTCCGGTCTTGGGACGATGTATCCATTGACGATCAAATCTTGAATAATACTCGTGAATGATCCCGTCAGAACTATTGTACAGGTCATGTCCTGATTATCTATAATGTTGATGCTTCCACCCGGAAACAGATTTGCCCATGTTGCATAAAGAGAGCCTTCTGTTCCATCCCATTGATTTGCTGCGATGGTGGCCTTAATCAAAATTCGGTATGTCTCATCATCCAGAACAGGACTTATACCTCCAGACGGCTGAAAACTTACCGTCCTGCTTACGTTTTCGATCATTCCAGCTACGTCAAGCTGTAACCCTTCCGCGCTATCAAGGTCGAAATCCCCCGTCATTCCGGTAATCATATTTGTTGTATCGTTTAGCGGAGAAAGAAGATCATAAAGCCACGAATTAAGATTAGGGGAAAGCCTGTATTCCGATGTAAGAAGTCCAAGATAGTAATACATAGAAAGACTATAGATAGGCCCAGTATCGGCAACGCCGTACTTTCCGGAGCCAAATCCGCTTTGTGAATATAGTGGCATTATGCCTCACTCACGATTATGTTGGCAGATATTCCCTGTGCTACTTGATAGTAGCTAAGAGAAATATCGGTTGTGCCGGAAGGAGAAGGTGTTAATCCGGTATGAAGAGAGCTGATCGAAAATTGAGGATTGAGAAGATTCGGCATCACTGAAGAAGCAACAGCATAAAACGCGGAATATGTTACCTCTTCTCCAATCTGCAAACTATTGAGATACGTTACGATAGCATCTCGAATTGATACCAATGTAGCACTCGTATATCCATTCAATCCATGAATAAACATCGTCACATAGATCGGAACATAGGTAGGGCGCTGAAATCCAATAGTAGTCACTGTTCCCGTATTCGTATCAGTTACGGGTATTCTGGTTGATCCTGATGTTGAATCGGGATTTGTGTAGGGTCCAAGGCCTCGCTTTTGATAGATAGCTGTTGCCACGTCCAGATCAGTTCCACCCTCTACAACCATACTGATCGAATGCGCAGGATTCCCCCAGTAGTCAATTCCCCCTGTCGGGTTTTCAATTGAGCTTCCCGGGCTGGAATCTGGAGCTTTAATGCCCGTAGCATAGCGCGTGACTCCTGGGATTGCTGCAATGGCCGCGATGGTCGAAGCAAGCCGCGTAAGCGATGGTGAGGCCACAGAGAGCGCCTGACGTGCTCGCAATTGAGAGTCTGTCTCTACAGGAGAACCAGCAACGGCTGCCGAAGGATTTGTCGCCCCTGTCCAACCTGCTGTTGCCCCTCCCGAGATCGTAGTAATGGAACCTGCTTGAGCCTGGATTGCCCCTGCGGTCTGGCACGTGATTCCCACGGTAACGCTTCCGCTGCTTGGTATGGTAACGACGGTAGGGAGCGCCCATGAATATCCCTGCTTATCAGTAATAATGCCATTGTTTATAGCAGTCCCGGCTACGCCAGATATTGTCTCAGGGGCCGTGGAATATGACGCTAGAAGCCGAGCAATGCCATTCATCTTTACGATGCTGTCGAGATCGGCTCCCACCGCCGTTTGAGGAGAACGTGCATTGTAGGCAAGCTGCGTAGCCAGATTGCAGTCGTAAACCTTGAGAGCAAATATGCTTATTTCCTGATACTTTGCCGTATCTGTACCAAGATAAACAACCTGCGGGTAAATAGCCTTATATCCGCTAATAAGATCATCGATGATGCTTTGATAGGACGGCAGCACGAGGCCAGCCGTAGGGTCAATGTAAGGAGCGACGTATGCTGGAGTGGACATTATGCAGTCACCTGTGCGCTAGACCCCGGCGCGTTTGTTACAACTAGACTACCAAAACTCGTGTTTACAGTTGCCGCAAAGGTTGAATTAAGTGTTACTGTATTGTGCTTGAAGCTAAAATCAACGATTTGCGTTACGTAAGGACAAGAAAGGATTGTTTGTTGAATGAGGAGCATCACCGCTTGCTGATTATTAGATGATCCGCTTGACCCGATGAGCTTTTGAAAAAGAGGGAACCCGATTGTTAAATCTTCCCACCATTCACCATACAAAAGCCGGAGAGTTGTATAGATTATTTGAGCGACAGCATCAAGATCAGATAGGAATACAGGTCCGTTCGATCCTTCAATGGGATCGTTATTGGCGTCGATCTTCTGTACCATTATTGTTGCTATCGTACTCACTACTGCCCCTGTACTACTGTGGTTATGCTGTTCGTTGGCGGAAGCGGTCCCGCATATCCCTTACTTTGCAGAAAAGGAAGAATATTAGTGCTCCAGTACACGAGAAAGTTCTTAGTCATCAACTCGGTTTCTGAACCCCCATCTCCTAGTTTAATTGATGGGGCAGTAATCGTTATTTCCGCATTCGCAAGGTCGATCAATACCGTTCCCGCGTCGTTACGAAGTTGGGCGCTTGTGGTCGAGTAGTTCGGTATCACGTTTGGCACAGAACGCACTCCAAACTCCGCAATGGCGTCTCCAATATCGTGCCGGAATAGAACACCATCCGGCTGTTTTTGGACTCCTCCACTCTGCCACCATAGATCAAATGCCATGTCCTGAAACGACAACTCACACTCATCCCCTATTTTTATTGGAAGCGTAAGACTCCAACCCCCTCCCGTTGGAATCTTAATCGGAACATCATCTAAGATGGGAAGCTCTGTAATCGTCGGGACTGCTCCAACGCGAATGACCTCTTTAATGGCCGGTTGCACCGATACCGTCATTTTCTGCGGATTAAAAGCGTTACCGTCTTGATTCTCAACTACGAAAGCAGGGATATGGCAGCGAAAATCACACTCGAATTGATGCAAAGCAAGATCAATAGGAGCGGACCTTATACTGAGTCGATGCTGAATAGGAATCATGGATGTATCGCTCATTTAGAAGCTCTCCTATCTAGGACCGTATTCGGGCTTGTGGCATCCGCGATATAAGCCGCCTTACCGCCAATGCTTGTTAGCGCGACAATCTCGGTTTCCCACATATTTCCCCGACTGTCTCCACGAAACTGTAACCCGTTAACAAGATAAAGTCCATTCGGATCAAGAATAGGTCGGTATCCAGGAGGGGTATATTGCATTTGACGAACGATAGAACTTGCAATGTTTATTTGCATTGGAGGGACGGTTACTTTTAGACGCGGATCAAGTGAAACAATCAGCGACACTCCATCCTGCGTTTGCTGCGGAACTCCAAGAATGCCTGTTGAGGAAGTATAAGTAATTGTGCTTACTGAGTTCTGGTCAGACATCGTACTAATTCCCAGACCGTTAAATCCATACCATGATTGCATATTATTTGCAGATGCTACTCGGTCAATAAATTTGTGCGGATCACCGAAAAACGGACGTGCGCGAGGATATTTCGTCTGAGGCAAATCATCAAGATTAGGCTGAGAATCTGAGGCTATAGGAATCGGAACTTGCGCTCCCTTGCACATCTTCCCCACAAGTGCGGATTGCGTCATCATGGCATCGCCGCGAAATACTGCAAAGTTGGCAACCGTCTCAGCTAGTCCGGTATAGCACATCAACGTTACCTTAGAATCAATAACACCCGGACGCTCGTACATCGCCTGATAAACAGTTCCCTGAAATATCACCCCATATGGACCAGCCTGATATCCCGCCGAAAGTGATACCGTAGCCCCCTGACCAAATATGAAACTCTGAGCTTGATCTGCGCTCAGATTAAATAACTCTATCTTAGCTGTCCAAAATGACGCATGAGATGAATATCCTAGAATGTTTACCTCGAATACAATCCTCATTGGTTCAGGTTGCCATTCGAGAGATTCTATTGTAGACGTCTGTGCATCTCCGTTATCATCAGACGGATTCGTGACAGTAAGACTCCACTTCCATCCGAAGTTAGGTATTTGCGACACGCCACTGTATTGTGTACTCATGCGTTATCGTCCCACAGTAATGAAAATGCGTTTCCAAGTTCACTTGAATTCGGGTAATCGTCCGATACTTGCCCGAGGTTGATGATGTACGCGCTTCCTATATTTAAGTATCCAAACTGAGATAAAATGTTCGCGGCAGGCCATGAACCTGTAACCATCGGAATAGATGAAATAAGTATATTACCCCGTGAATCATAGATAGACATGATCCAATACTGTGCCATCTCGCTATAGGTAACAAATAGATTTAGGCGCAATACTCCTCCATTGACATTCAGCGCCACTGTGAGCGTCTGATTAGCGTCGTTCGTCAATGGAATGATCTGCGCCATTAACTACCTCCACCATCATCTATCTGGCCCGTATTATTGCTGCTCCAGTTACCAGCCCCAATTACTGTACCGCTCTTAGACTGAATCTGCGAAGATGATTGTACTCCTGTAGACGAAGAAGGAAGTCCGTTTTGTGAGATCACGCCTGATGATACCGGCTGCGCAGCAGTAGTTCCAATCTCTGAACTGTCTGTTGTCTGACTTCGCGCACTATTTGTCTGTGTTGCCACGCTGAATAAAAACAACTGCCGGAATTCAACCCGGCAGCGCAAGCCGAACTGAGTTTGTGCTGTATCGTCCGGTGTAACATTCATAATAAATACCGGATAATACGTTTTTAGTCGAGTTGTCAAAGTCAGTGGTACGCGAGAGAGGCGTAATGCATCAAGAGTCTCAAAGCATGATATAGATTTAGATGAGTTTCCCACCCATTGCCCTTCTTTGTAAGACGGGAGAACATCCGTCATCAACACATCCATCGTGATATTTGCCTGATTTGCGCGAATGTGGTCTGTAAGATTTGCTGCGTCTTGTACTGGATGTTCTGTCGCCGTCATAGGCTGAGAATGCGAGATTCGCATCACTCCGTCAAATACAAGATACTGAGGAGTTGCATTTGCCGCAACAGCAGGGCTAGAACCAGAAACGGAGTTAAGTGGATTAGATGATCCTGCCGACTGAGAATTTACATAGGATGCTGGAACGGTAATCATCGTAAGTGCCGGTTTAGACCACTGAGGAGGACGAAAAGGATTAGCAACGGGAACGGATGCGGCAATAGACGATTTAATATCCGCCGCTTTGGCGGATGTTACGGCATAAACAATGATCTCCCCCGCGCCTGCAATGGCGGCGGATGTAGCTGCGGAAATAATCATTCCTCCCATTAGTGATATGCTCCATTATTCTCAAGCATCATTTCTCGCCAGTTTGTTTTCATAGCCTCGCCAACCCCTACTTTAATAGCATGGGCGTGCTGCTCGGTAGTAAAGTTAGGAGACGACTGAACTGTTATGGTTCCAATCGTTATACCTCCAAAACTTTCTACTTTCCTAATGTAATCATCAGGAGAAGTTTTCCTAAATCCTCCATATTCCTTGAGCGTATCATGGATATTTCCCTGATGCTTTTTTAGAAGTTGCAGTAAGTACCTCTCTCCTCCCTCTAAATTCTGTCCGGCATCATAGGGATCGATCCCAAGCATTTTAGCGGTTGATGGCATTAACTGCATCCTCCCGATAGCTCTTTCCGTAGTACCGGATATAGGAGGACCAATCATCACACGTCCCGCACTGTCATACTGCTTATCTCCAGACTCTACCATCGCAACGCCATGAACCAGCTTTAGAAATTCAGGAGACATCCCAGTAATTGTGCTTTGAAGATTTATTGAATTATCCGGACTTTGGAACTTGTCTTGAGTAAAAACTCTCCATATATCTCGTATCGCAGATGCCGCTTCGACTGCCTGATCTCCCGCCTCGTTTATGTTTCTGGAGGCCTTTTCTTTTCCTCCTCTTTCGGACATGTTAAAAGGCAGTTGAACAATAGTCTTTCCTAAGTCCCACATCGACATCCCGGCGTGAAATATAGTCTTATCAAGATTCACTTGAAGTTTAAGAAGTTCACCTAACCAGTAGACAACATGCTCTATAGAACGAGCAAAGCTCTCAAAAGATGCAGTTTTTGTGTTTATAGATTTATCCCTGGAGAGAGTGCCGACAAGATCATCAAAACCTACCGACATTTCAACAAATAAATTACCTGTCGATTTAAGTACATCCCACAACTGTCCAAGAGCGGGAATAACCTTATTGGTAATTTCATCGGACCATTGCGGCATGTTTTGCATTACCCAATCATTGAGACGCTCTAGCTGCATCTCAATACCGCCTTGCCCAAACCCCAACTTGGCAAGCAAATCCTCGGCAAACTTCATTCCGAAGTATTCCCCTTTGACCTCAAGGCGCTGTAGCTGATAAACAACAGCGCGGATTTGCTTCATAGACTCTTCATATCCCGGGCCAAGCATTTCCGCCAGCTTCTTTTGATCTTGAATAAGCCCATGAAACTGATCTTGTATTTCTCGCGTCCCGAAAAATACATCTTCAAGCGATAATCCCATTGCATCCAGAGCTATAGAGACAGATCGGTATTGCTGAACGCTCATCATGTTTTGCGTGGCGAGTAGCTGTGTTTTTCTATCGAGCATTGCCAGCTTGTCTATATATCCAATTAGTCCAAATCCCACAGTGGCAAAGGCCGTAGTACCAGCTACCTGGAATGCAAGGAACTTACCAAGAATTCCACCAACAGACGCAGAGACGGTTTTTTCCGCTCCGGTCATAGCCTGAGTAAATTTATCGAATGATTGTTTATCTACATGCGATGATAAGGAGACGAGATAGGACTTGATTACATCTGCCATTTAGTTCGCCTCCTTTGCCGCTCTCCATGCGCGGAAGTCGGCCTCGTTCTTTTCCTGTACATCCAAAAACTCATGTATGTCACACAAGTCTTGAAATGTAAAAACCCCTTCAACAATATCCCTATGTGTCCAAACCCCCGCTAACACAGGACGATAAAGAAATGGGTCTAAGTTTGGGAACTCTGTTGACTCGAATCCGTCGCCGGAATCGTCTCTACTGACCCGGCTCCTGGAAAAAAAGGGGCGATATTGAACGCCAATGACTCCTTTGTCAGTTGTAGAATTGTCGGACCATCGTATTCGAGTTCAGGAATTGCCCATGAGCTATTAGGAAACAAAATTGGCATCGGAATAGGAGTCCCAGTTTTCACGCTGTATCGTCCACATACTGAAAGGCAAAGAGACTGCATCTCTGTAAATTCAGTGCGAGACAATTGCTCGGCCAAAAATTGAGCAGACAGTAAGTATCCCAGTTCGGCAGGGACGGGTTCGGACGGCTCAGCGTTTAGATCGATAACGGGTTCAGGAAAGGGATTTGCTTCTCTATACTCCCGATAACGCTTCGCGAATGTCGTAGCAATCCAACTGCCATCTGCCGCCTTCATGCGCCCAACGCGGTAGGACGATTCTCCGATTTGAATATCCTTATGATCCATGATTCTCCTTACTGATTGGCAATATTAGCGGCGCGAAGAGTCCAGCGAATGTACTCACCTTTTGGCCCATAAGGCAGCGGAGGTTTCTTGGTAAACGATACCCCCGTGCAAACGTTCTGGTCTCCCGTAGTTAGATTTTGCAATTCTAGAGAGATAGAGGCCCATTGGCTAGAGTCCATGTTTACCAATGCAGTCTGATGAGAATTCTGTGCGGATTTGAGATAGGAGTTAAGAGAAGAAGTCTGTTGGCATTCAATCTCAATCATTCCCTGCAATCCCACACTAGCAGAAACCATCACAGCAGCATCAACAGCAAGATCATGTTCTGTCCATTCGTGATCCATCGTGACAGTGATCTTTCCCCGTCCTAGATATGCTCCAGCAATGATGAACGATCCGGCATAAGGAGAATTAATCGCTCCCGTAACGCCCATTCCTGAATAGGTTGTAGTTCCGAATGCCATAGCTCTCTCCTTATTGCTGCACGTTGACTGCTATTACGAAGCTCTGTTGTGTTCCGGCCAGGATGACGGCCACATAGACGGGCATAGACTTGAAGAGCGCCCTGTCCGCGGAGGATTGAGTCGAAAAGGATGGAGAACCAACCCAGTATCCAGTTGATAATGCCGTTCCCGTAGTGAGTCCCGTTCCCGGCTTTGTGGGGATATTCTTTCCATTCCATGTTCCGGCTGCGATGAATCCGCGATCAGAAGATCGCGCACAAGCTCCGCGAACTGCATTCAAGATGAGAGCCTGCCCGGGATCGGTTTGCGGAATCGAAGCCAGCGACTTAAGGACATTCAGAACCGAAATCTGGCAATCCGCCGCCAGCATGTCTAGTCCAAGAATCGTTGTAAAACTTGTTCCGTTCGAGTTCACCCCTTGATAGTAGAAAGAGTAGCTGGAAGCGTAATCATTGTAGCTGTTGCCGTTGTTTCCAAACCCAAGTCCCGGAGTACCGGCGAAAGTATTGATTTGAACTGACGTGAGAGGAGCGCCTGTATTAGTATCTGGACCATCGTTAACCGGGGTCTGGCCGACAAGCGTTTTGGCCGCAAGCGAGAAGTTGCTATTTGCTA